TAAGGATTTTGATCATCAAATTGTTCTTCACGTCTCATTTCATATGCAGATAATGGTGTAACATTTACAATACCAATTTCTTCATTAATGTCTAAATGCAAATAAAAATCACCATACTTACATGCATTTCTTATCCATGGCCATAAATTATATTCAATATTTAATACATCATAAAATAAATTTCTTAATATTTTTCTTATATTGTCATCTGGCGAACTAATTGTCAATGTATCTCCGTCTGCATCTTTAACAGTAGACTCATCAGCATAAATATCTAATGCAGAAGATATGATTGGGTCCATATCCATACCTTCATAATCAGTATATAATTCTACACGATTTTGATGATAATTTGCAGTATTATTATATGTACTATATCCTGGATTTCTTTGATGTATTCCTGAAAATCTATCAATATATTTTGTTTGTTTCATGTTACCAAGAGACTGTAACTTATTTGAATCTACAACTTGTAGTCTTTTCTTTCCAATTCTACGAACTATCACGTTTGTTGAAAAGAGTCTTCTTAATCTTGATCTTAATGATGTATTTGCCATAGTTTTCTACTTTTATATAAATATGATTGTATTATAAAAGCCAGGTTAAATCGTCGTTGTCTTTATCTCCGCTTTTCCAATCCCATCCTGAACCTTTTAAATCTGTTTTTGTTGAATATACTCCTTGGTCTGCTTTACCTATACCGCCTAGTGATTTTCTATTTAAATCCATACCTTGTTGATGTAATCTTAATGCTGTATCTCTCATCCATAATCCAGTTGCAAAAGACATGACCAAATCATCATTATAACCTCTTGCTGCCTCAGCTCTATGACCTAACCATATAAATGTAAATAATTCATCTACTAACCTTTTACTAAAAATTAATGGTGTTTTATCTCTAAAATAAGTTTCTAGCTTAGAAATAACTAATGGACGCGTTCTTGATGTCATTGAAAATCCTGGAACTTTTTGTGATTTCTTTTTCAAATCATATCCTTTTTTCAAGTGTATTTCTTCATCTAAATATCCATCTTGCTTATAAGAATAGTATAAATTTGTATATCCTTTATCTAAAGCCACTTGAATAGATGCCCAACCTATATTTGCATTTTCTATTACTAGCAATGCATTATTATATTCTGTAGCAACTGATACTAACATATTACCATATTCGGTGGTTCCTATCTTACCTCTATATTCAGCAACTTGTTTACATTGTTCTGTATCAAATACATGAAATGCAGAGTAATCTGTTGAATCTCCTCTTGCAACATCAGCTACTACCATATATGATTTTGAATAATTTGCATATTCCCATATCCAATAATTACCATCAAATCCTCTTTTTTCCAAAGGATCTTTTACATATGTTTCATTATACCATTGTAATATTTCACCATCAACAACAGTATGACCAGATGAAATAAAGTCACAATCACATTCTTGCGCGGCCATTTTTTCACCTAATAGTTCTGTTTGTTTTGCTCTCCAAGCATCATCTCTATCAGGATGTACTGTCCAATGGAGC